TACTTAGTGGGCTTCGTTCTAAGAGAGGATCAGGAGCAGCATCGAACCATGAATTGTTATCATCCGCACCTATTATGCGGACTTCACCCTTCCAAGCTTTAATCGGAGTCGGCATCTCAATTCTCCTATTAATTTATATATAAAATTATAAAGGATACTCTAAGGATGCTTCTACTACAAATGAAATTTGAGAAGCTTGAAGAACCAAGTTGCCTATTTCCTCATAAGCAACTTCTATGGAAATAATGTCAGCACTTTCTGTTTCTTGTGGGAGTCTACCCTGAACTTTCATCAAAGCTTGTTCTATTGTAGGAAGGTCTGTAAATAACGTCTCTTCCTTGTATTTTTCTACTAACGTAATGAGATAGTAAATGTTAGCAAGCTGAAGTGCCCGTCCTATTGTGGAAGAGCTTTTATCTATCCTGTCGAGAATTACTGATACAAAAGGCACTCTGCCTGTATCGGATGGTCTAAGAAAATGCTGAACAAACACAGGAATATTTTTATTTGCAGTATTCAGTTCTTCCCTTATACAATCCACTATCACATCAAGATACTTCTTTCCACCTTCTATGAACATTATCTATTCACCTTCTTGAATGCAAAATCTCTATCTTTAGTAGCCTGCTTAATCCCGTCAGTGATAAGCTGATTGGCTACTTGTTTATATTGAGAGGCAACTCCACTTATCTCACCTGAAGGAGATAACATCTCCGCCCTGCTACGATAAAGGTAAGCTGCAAAGAATTCACATGCTGAATTCTTTATATCATCGTTGAGAGTGACACTCTCCTTCGTGCTTAACCAAACGTTAGCTTGATTAAGAAGGTACTCGAGTGTGGCGTCGTAAGTAACGTCATTTTCTGGAATTTCCAAAAGACGTTTCAGATTTCTAATATTTCCATACATCACAATTCACCCATCCACACTCTGACAGCTTCTTTAAATATGGTGCGTATTCTTGGCTCAACCTCAGTAACTGTTTTCTGAAGATATTCTGTATGTCCTCTCATGCTGCCTAATCGAGACCATTTACGTAAAGGAGCTTCTGATTTTGTCATCCAACGTTTTACTATCGTAAGAGCCTTCTTGTGTTTGGGAAATATGAGTGAACCACCTCGTCTGCCGTATGTGTAGTAATAGGCGTGCGGACAGATTTTTGTATCTATATAAACGCTTCCACCAAAAAATCCCGGTTCCCTGTACCTCTTGGCGAAAATTGCATTCTTCATTCGAGGTTCGCCAGGATGAGCTTCTCTGGCAGGTCTTCTACCAACAGGACAATTGTGACGGAGCGTCCTTAGCATTATGGAAAGAGACTTCTCACTTGCAGTGTGCAAATGAGCAATTAATTTCTTGTCTTGTGTTAGTATCTTCAGCTTATCCGTTTTGAAAGAAATGGTAGGATTAATCATGGCTTGTAATCCAATCTACCTCCTACAAATATTCGCCTTGGATGATAACCATCAGGAAACGAAAGACCTGCCCACTTGTATTCCCAGTCCGATATGCTGTCTTTGTCTATCGAACCCTTGTTTATTATCTCGAAGTATTTTTTATGCCAATGTTTCTTACTCCACATAACAATTTAATGTCCTATCGAGTATAGAAATGTACCAACGCCAAAGAAAGTCGGGAAGATTTTCATGAGAATCTCCCATAAATCTGCGTGAGTCTTTATCTCCATTATGACAGCAGCCCATACACCTATGACCCCAATTATTATCAGTGACAATCCTAACATTTGGCGACTTCTCCCTGAATGATGGTAAAAGTCGGAAGCAGCGAATAAAAGAGGGAATAGAAATATAAACGTGTTTACAACAGGCTTGCTATATCACCGAATTCAATTGCGTTGGGGAAGAAAGTCTGAGCACAAATCCTCATGGTTATCTTAACGTTTCTCAGATCGTTAAGCGGATCCTCGAATCGCTCTACCGCTATATCACTTCTCATGCCTATGCCACCAGCCATCCTCCTATCGAGGATGCAGATGTGTGGATTAGTATCGGCGCCGCCCCAAGTTAGGGAATCGCCAGCGACAGTCTTTGATAATACATACGGCTTCAGACCAACTATCGGTCTGCCTATCTCCTTTGTTCTGAATACCTCTGGAACTCCAGTCTTACCGTATCCCGATTCGCCCGTCGTGTTTGCTACCTTTGTTTCACCCACCAAATACTTGAGTATCTCAGCTTCAGCGTCTGGAGTCATCACAATGGTGTCAGGCTCGAACTTGTTCTTTCGCATCTTCTTTATCATCGCTACTATTCTGTCTATTATTGAAACGTTGTCTGTGCTCTCAATAGTACTCTTTGCGTCCAACAGCGCCTTCATTGCTACGTCATTCAATCGGTTCTCCGCTCGACGACCTTCGTTGTGAACCAGCAGCTCTATCACATCGAACTCTTCCTCCTCTATGAGTTCCTCTGGGATACCCACCTTTTCACCATACTTCTGAGCTACGAATGTAACATCACTCTTGAAGTGAACATCCGGACCCTCAGGCAGAGACGAACCTGGTGATACAAGTGGAAGCATGCCAGTCGGAGCATCTGTGAGAACAAACCTTAGCTCATTCCTCTTCATCTTGTATATCGGGAGGACGTCCCTCATACATAAGACTTCCTCAGCACCCCGGAGTACCTCCTTGTACAGCTCCTCTCGCACCAGATGCTCAGCGGTCACGTTGTAAGCCTGCATAAGCTCGTGAGTGCCCTTTGAGAGTCTCTTCATCCAGTAACTTCGCTGATTTGCATCATCACCAGCCTTAATAACCCGGAGTAAATTTGCAAAATCACCCATTTTTTCTTTACCTTCTTTTAATTTAATATAGAGGTATTACTTTGTGAGGAGTAACCTCACTCTTCCAGTCGAACTTGCGGATATGTCCTCTAAAGCCTGACCTAATGCCCACGTGTTGTCACTGGCGTTGTAAGGTTCAACTTGACCTGCGCTACTCTCGTTGAGCTGCACCAACTGACCAGCATTGACATTGCTCTTAGCTCTTACCCTCACTATCGAGGGTGGAATAGCTACCGGTACAGGATCATCTTTCTCCACCGAATCTACTGCTACTCCAACAGGAATTGTGTCATAACCGTCCTGAAGTGCAGGAGCAACAGTCATGTCATCAGGAGTGGCGCTTACATCGTAACCTACTACCTGCCCTGCCTCAATATCATCGCCAGCCAGAAACGTCACTATGACTGGCGCACCAGCAATTACATCCTCAACTTCAGCCATTTTAACCTACCTCACTCAAACTTTAAATAGAAATGTTGTCAGATGCACATATATGCGTTGTATGCAAATTTAGGTAAGTCCATGAATAATTTATCGAGCTTGTCAGAAAAATTGCACTGAAACGCAAATATGTGCACGTGATGCGAAATTTGACTTATGTGTTAGAAGTATTTAAGGTCGAGATATTGTGTCACCGTCTATTAGGACTTCTGGGACGTAATCGGGTTTAGTCTCTGTCTTCGTCTCAGGAGCTGGCTGTGCACTTACCTCTTCCAGCTTCTTCTGGAGTTCTGCCACTGTCTTTTTGAGTTCCTCTATCTCGGACTTCTGCTCTTCAATTACGTCATCCTTCGTGTCTTTCTTTGTATCATCTGTTTGTGTATTCTTCTGTTCGGTCGTCTCAGTTTTTGCACTTTCAGTCTTTGTATCATCCATCTGCATTGGCATCTGAGGAACTACAACAAATGTAGGATACATCGGTACAAAATCACCTTCGTCTAAACTCTTCTTGGAAGCTGGAGCAGGATACTTGGCGTAGGGATACTTTGCGTATGGATACTTAGCGTAAGGATACTTCGGAAGCGGATACTTCCCACTCAAGACGCCCTTCCAGAATGTCTTTATTTCGTCCCTGACAATCTTAATTACGTCTGCCTTCGTAAGAGCTTTCTCATCCTCACCCTCAGTTGGTTCCTCGTCTGACTTTGTTTCCTCATCCTCTGCATCCTCTTTCATTGACTCTTCTAACTCCTTAAAGAAATCCTCAAACTCCTCTTCTTGGGTTGCCATTTTCATTCCTCTATATTCGATAATATAATTAACGACTCAAGTCTATCCTTATAGCACTAACATAATATTCACGCTCGCCATCATCGCTTGTCATCTTCTCATCGTAAAGGACTACATTCTGAATCTCAAATTGACTCAACCTCTGAGCCATGAGAGCTACGTCCACTGCCTTCTTAACGTTTTTTCCTCTTGCAAGAATGCTTACACTCTGAGAATCTGAAAGTGCTCTTAAATAATTGTCGTATGGTTTATCTCCTATATAAAGCTCTTGCATCTTGCTTCACCTTATCATTTAAATGTTAGAGTTAGAATGCAGGTCTGAAAATGCACAAAGGATTAGCTGGGTTTCTTGTGAAACTTAACTCGAGGAATCTCGCTTTGGTAATCTTACGCCAGCATCTGTTCTTATCGCAAACTTTTTCTGTACAATTTTCTACCCCACCCGGATACTCGATGTGAATCGAAAAGCTTTTGATGCGTTCTTCTTCATCATCAGAATGTATAGCTTCCCATATTCTACGTGCAGCCTCTATGTCTTTACGGAGCTTCACTATCACGAAGAAGCCTTTTTCATCTACGTGGGTCTTCATCCCATTCCACTCAGGAAGAATCTCACCCACTTGCACTCCACCATGCTCGTTCATGACATTCCAGTACTTCTTTGGAGTCTTTTGCATTTCTTCCCACATGCCTTTGAGAGCATCAATGGTTATCTCATCACCTTCAAGATCAATTGCGTCTATCGAGCCATAGCCATAAACTATCCATTCGCCATTAGAGGACACGGACTTCATGGCTTCCATTTCGTGTATGCTACGGTCTTCAGAAGGAACAATCGCTAAGTGATACAAAAGAACGTGGTCTGTAAAAGGACCATAATTGTTGAAAGTCACGTGTAAATGCTTAGGTGTCATGTCATAAGGAATATTGAAGTAATCTCCAAACGCTCGATAAAGACGGAATAAAAGAGCTTCACGTTGAGGTTCTGATAAATCGTCTCCACGTATCACTAAGTCTACATCATTGCCTTTGCCGTGAACCGCCACTCCACCAACCAAATATACGAGATCTCGGAGAAGAGCAGGTTGCCTAAAACATCTTTGGACGTCTTCAAGAGTAAACTTTGCAGTCTTGAGTCCTCCATGAGAAGGCACTGGCAAGTAAGCCTTCTCCATACTCTTTTTCGTTAATCTTTTTATTTCTTCTTTATCTAACATATCTAACGTGTTTGGAAGACGTCATCAGGCAGAACCTGATTAGTTTCTAACTTCCATCTCATATATCTATTCCTATCAAGATTCTTCTTTATTTGCCAAGCAGCATCATAAAAGAGGGAGGTATAATCATCCTTGTATCGAGGTGGAGCTATGCCTTTCAAGTCCCATTTCTTAAGGAAGTATTCAGCAGATTTATCACATTCGTCTCCAGCTCGGTACTCCCGAATGTACTCCTTACTTCCACCCGGATCATGAATGGAATAAATGGATGTACATATTCCAAACTTCCAATCCGTTTCTTTTTTGCATGTCAAGTAGAAGTCCTCGTGTTCTCTGCTTATGATATAATGTTCATCCCATTGCACGTCATCGAAGAGCTTTCTCCTGAAGACTACTTGGTTAGGAATGAAATCAAATGGAAACATGTAAGCGTTACCATTAATTATGGCACGTTGCTTATCACTATTCCATGTCTTAAAGAGGACTTTATTTATAATTTCGAGATCATAAGCGTCCATCTGTGGAACTGGATTGTAAGCTGGAAGCCATCCCATAGCCACTCCGCCTATATCTTCAGGGAGCTGTGACAGTCCATGCGCCATCTCTAAGACTTGAAGCGGAACGTAATTGTCATCATCAATCATGAGAATGTAGTCAGTGTTCACCTTCTCTATCATTCTGTTTCTTGCAGCGGCGAGCCCAATATTAAAGGGTAACTCCAAGAAACGAATTAAAACACCACGCTGATGTTTACCCACTATTCTTCTATGTTGCTCAAGAAAATCTTCGGGTCCATCGAATGAGACTATGATTCTCTTGAGCCCAGCAGACACTAAGCTCCTTAAACAAAGCTCAAATTTGTCAGGACGCATAAATGTTTTCACAATTGCTGTTACGTTCTCCATGTTACTCACCCACCCGGTGACATACACCTTCGACATATAAAGTCTTTGGGAGATAGTTTCTTACCACTTGCCATTTCGACTATCTTCTTACGAGTTTCACCTTCCCATACCTCCTTAAGACTCTGTTCTCTAAGGTTTCCAAGGACTGCCTCTTTCTTCCAGTCCATACAGCAATTATGCGCTGAGAACAATCCATCTACTAAATAGGAATTTGCATCCTCTACCTCTAAGTTATATACGTCTCCAGAATAATACTCTCGCTCTAATTTAGTCACTGGTAACCAGTATCCATCCTCCTCCTCTATATATGCTCTGTGCTTGCCGTTTTTTTCAGAAGTATTTGCGTCTATTTCAAATACGTCCTTTTTTCCTTCGTGTGTGTATTTATACAAATTAGCTAATCTATCATTTCGCAATATTAAATAAAGCTGAGACGCCAGTCTCTCGGAAGTTGTTACGAGCCTGAATTTCTTTTCGCCTTTCCACCCATCACCAACCATAAATCCGTCAACCAAACTCATTTTTGCAGCACTGCTCGAAGATGCTAAAATGTCAGGGTGTATAAATTTCTCATCACATCTATTTCCAAGCCATCGTTTCAGCAATGTTCCAAGATTTTTGTTGAATATCGTTAAATCTAAGTTATTCTCCCGATATAGATAAGTGCAATAAGAATGCTCGATGTCATTTTCTTTTAAAATCTTTATTATTTTATCGACGATATATTGTTCCTGCTTATTGAGTGAGAATACGACGTGCTCATCCTTATTTACATGTCCCTCAGCAAGATAAATGCCAAACAACCACATTGTATCTTTGTTTAATTTCATGGTAACCGGCACTTTTGAATTCTTTATTATCCGCTTACTGTACTTGTTAATTCTGAAAATATAACCATCTATCGAAACTATTTCCTTGTCCCTAAGATATTTTAAAGTTGGAAGGGGAGAAAGTGAGTTCCGCTGTTTCAATTTTGGTATGTAAATCATATCACCTGAATTGATGAACTTAGCTTCTTTCCAACCAATTTCACCAGTCTTCTTATCTCTTACTAAGAAAGGATGTTCACAAGTTGATCTAATCTGATGTAATTTATATTTCCTGAAACTTATTTTGCAAATGTGCTCTGAAATTCTTCTACTGTACGTTTCGATTACTTTATGAAGTTTTCCGTCATGTGAATATACAGACTCCCCAATTTTAACGTCCTTTATGTTTTTAAGCCCAGTCTCAGTGAGTATTTTAGTGTCTGGTGGAAAGCAGAGAATTACATCCAAGTCGTAAAGAATATGAACACCACTCCTGAATCGCCAGCACTCAAATGGATACTCAGGACCTATCTCCCGATAATACTCTGTTCCATCCCAATTACACAGCCTAACGTTTCCAGCTCTGTTGTGAAAAGTGTAGTATCGAAGATGAACGTTGTCTGATGGAAGGTCGTAAGTTTGAAATATAGAGTTTAGGAATTGTTTCCAAGCACTCTGAGAATAAAAGAACATAGAACCATCACGAGACGCTCCTCCTGCTGAGTTAATGACGGTTCTAAGCTGACCATTGTTTATCTTGAGATAAGTAACGATGTTCTTGAGAACCCTTTCAAATTTACCGGGCAAATTGTTAAGAAACTCCCATGTTTGCTTACTTGCTCCGTGAAAAGAAATCCAGAGTTCAAACGTATCCTCGCCATTATAATGAGTCACAGTTTCTACTATTTTCTTGGATAGTTTTTCAGTAAGGAGCAAACCATTGGTGGACAACTCCAATTTGCATTTAGGGAAATACTGATAAGCTAACTCCATTCGCTCAATTATTTTCTTGTCTGCAAACGGGTCGTTCATCAAATAAAGTGGAAGCTTTTCTTTGTAATCACCAAGATAGGACTTAATCTCTTCCAAGACGTGAATGTAATCCTCATCGCTCATATAACCATGAGCCTTTCGTAGCCAACTGTCTTTGTAAGGACAAATGATACACCTTCCCGGACAGACACTTGTTGTCTGTATCTGAATCATGCTTATCTTACTATCCATTTCTCTTTCTCCTGTAGTTTCTGCTCCCGTCTGTCCTTGAGTTTATAAGGATTATAAGCCCAAACTTTGCCACCCTCTATTTCTGTCTTTGTTACCTCATAAATTATGTGAGGCATCGAAATTGTTTCCCAAGCTGGCTTGTGAGCATGACCATATCCCATAAGTAGCTTATCGAGCATTGCAACGTAACCAGCCTTTAGTGCTCTGTGAAGAAAGTCTCTGTCTTCAAAACCCCAACCAGAATCGTATCTTTCATCATAGCCATTAAGGTCAAGGTATAACTGAAGAGGCGCTACTCCAAAGGAGAATGTGAATGCTGGGTTCTCAATGTTTACATATCTAAATTCTCCACCTATTCCTCTTTGGGACATGTAGTCAATGAACTTTTCTTCCTTGTTGTACTCTTGTGCTTTCTGTCCTATTATAAGAGTCTTCTCTGGGTAACTCTTAACGTCCGTCTCAGCAACGTCAAAGAAGTCCTCCTTGAATTCTATGTAGTCGTCTGCACGTACAATATATTCATGCTCAGCAAGACATAGTGCTGTATTAAGAGACTGAGAAAAGTCTCTATGCCACCTAAAGGGTGAACGCTCAGGTGGAGCGTAGACTATCTGTCTATATCCCTCTTGGCGAGAGAGAAAGTCTTTTGTTTTTTCACTATAGTGAGAGTCAACTACTATGAGCTCACTCTCAGGATGTGTAGAAACAAATAAATATTTTAAGAGTTCAGGTCCACGGTTTGTCGCAACTATTATTGAAAATTGCATATTGCACCACCTAAAAGAAGGAACAATAGAAATATTAGCCTAAGAAGAACTTATAGCCCACGGTAAGAATTATAGCCCATCTAAGTAAAGTACCTAAGACGTAACCACCGTAGCAATAATGGGGTTCTTCCTTAACATCAGGATTATTCAAGATATTAGAATCTACGCCACGCCATTCTGTAAGTCCTGCATATATTCCCATGATAAATGAGTGGATTTCTGTGTAAGTCGATAGGAATTCTCCAATCTTTATGGTCATTTTAATGTCCTATTTCTTCTACTATCAATATCAAGTCTTCTTCGAGAGTAGCAGCTTCGGAGGTTTGAACCTTCACGGTTAAATCATAACGTTTGCCTGACTCTCCGCCTTTGAACCAAAACTTTACTGACGTATCGTCCCTGACCGGGTCTTCTATTATATCGCTTGTAACATCGTTGCCTTCTTCATCATAACATTTGCACTCTTTAATAGCTGTAATTCTTTCACTGTCTCCAAGTCGAGAAGAGAAATCTATCTGGAGATATTCCTTCTCGCTTGGTTGTTTATAACAGCGATCTGGTATTAAGACCATCTCGCTTATGCGTCCTGACAACCAACTGTATACTTAACCTTCACCGTGTCACCATTTGTTACGCTTCTGTCACCCTCATCGAAAGTAGCTGCACACAGTAACGTACCAGATGTTCCACCTTTCGTGTTATCTGTCGTCAAGAATGCACCCTTGAGAGTTGCACTTGCAGTTATGCTAAATGTAGCCTTATTTGCATCGTTATCAAGCTGTCGAGTTGTAGTACCGGTTATGCTTCCATCTATGAATTCTTGTCGAGCTGACTCAGAGTAACTCTCATTCTCATGCCACGTCGTTCCATTGTTAGACATTGTCCAGTCATCTGAAGGAGTATCCTGCTCGAAAAGACCAACGTAGAGAGGATCATTACGTGTACCGTTCTTGAATATCACATTCAGTATGTAATCTCTGCCTTCCTGAACCCACATGTTGTGAGCATCGTCTTTCCACTTCAACTCACCATCTTTGTCATAGCATTCAATCTCGAATACGCCACCAATACCTATCTTCCCACTCATATCCTTTCACCTTATCTTTGAGATTAGAATTATTCTGCTCTAAATACCAAGACTTTGTGTTGAGCTTTAAATATTTTCACAGGAACACCGTATATAACTTCACAGGTTCGAGATTCGTCTGAACTTTTGAATTTTGATATAGCACTGAGAAGAGCTTCGAGCTTAGCTGTGACTCTATCCATTCCGCCAAGCAGGTCCGAACTATTCAAATGAAGTGTAACATTGGAAGAAGTGTTATCTACTGACTCAACTATGTCAATCACAGATCCAAGGAACTCTAAACGAACTGTGTTGTAATCGGAAGTAGCAAGCAAATCAGACGCCGAGGCTAATATCTCGGCAAATACTGATGCTGTACTACTATCACTAGCCTTGAGGATTTCTAATGCACTAAGGAGAGCTTGTAAACGAAGAATTGCTGAATCAGAATTCTTAAGGACATCTGCACTATTTAAATGAAGCGTGATATTAATAGAGGAATCATCTTCTGTCCTGAAGATGTCTATCGAGGAAGAGAATATCTGAAGCGTAGCTGTGTTCAAATCATACATATCAAGTACATCAGTGGCTGATCTTAGAACGAAGCCTAAAAGAGAAGAAGCACTTTGGTCTGTACTCTTAAAGACTGCTAAAGAGTCAAGAAGAACCTGAAGATTACCTGAAACAAAATCTGCTCCTTTGAGTATGTCATTTCCATCTAAGTGGAATGTAACATTAACTCCTCCACTATCTTCATTCTTAACAATGTCTATGCTTGAACAAGAAAACGTTAAGCGAACACTATTCAAATCTTGCACATTAAGAACATCGGAAGCTGAAGCAATAACACCCGCAAGATAAGAAGAGGTGTCTTGGAAAGCGAGAATGTCAAGTAACGCTCGCTCGACCGAAAGCTGGGAAGTTTCACCATCCGCTCCTCCAATGTTATCTTTACTCTGGCATAACACCGAGAGAAATGACGAAACGGAATCTTGAATCCCTAAGCTATCTAAGCAACTAACCACGTTTGATAATGGATAAGAGGCGTTGTCGATAACGTGTAGAACATCTAAACAAGATGATGTAAACGAGAACGAAAGAGTACAACCGTCATCAACGCCTATCGAATCAACTGCACTAAGGAGGATCAAAATCGAAAGAACGTTGGAATCGATTAATCCTAAAGAATCTTGGGAAGCTAAGATAATTGATAATAAAGAATTAGAAGCGTCTGAACAATTCAACATTTCTGAACACAAGAAGAAGAATTCTCCGACGGAAGAGGAGAGAGATGACGAAGCAAAACTGTCTCCACAAGTAAATACAGGTCCTTCTTCAGCTTGAGCGCCACTAAATGAAGGTTCTGGAGAAGTGTATTTGCGAACAAATAAATTATCCACGATATAATTATTGGCGACACCTGCTGAAGTATCAGTCAAACCAAACATTGTTGGATATCCAACTTCTGTTGTTGTTGGCAAATCTACCGGATCTCTATCATCCACTTGAATTTGTGTCGAAGTTGGTGTGTATCTAACAATGAACTTATGCCAATTTCCATCAAAAAGAACACAAATATCGTCATAACCTGCCCAATTCGCCCAGTCGCCACGATAAAAACCTCGATTCGTATAGTGATTACCAGCACAAATTTTCTTACCGTTTGAACTATCAATGGAAATCCATTCCTCAGAACCGCCTAAATCTTTTAGATTAACCTCAATCACACCAGATGTAGGCATGTTCTTCTTCTCAGAGAGATTCACACCAGTTATCTCTGCTGGTTCCTTCCCAGAGTCAGTTGTCTGTCCATGTTTTGATTTTGGAGCACTAATATAATCATCAGTATAATCACTCCAATATGTTGTATCCCATGTGTACCTTGAAACATAATCTAAACCAAACGAATACAATTCCGCATCATAATCTTCATTTATTTTCGCAAAGTATATCTCAGTAGGACTAGAATTGCCGTGTGTCCACATCACTCGCATTTCAGACAGTGTGTTCGCACCATTTTTTTGTTCTGCATGCGCATGCCAGTTCGCATTTGAAGAATCCGTAGTAGAGATCTGTTTGGATGTGAAAGTTGAACCGTTATCAGAACTATAAAACATATAAACTTCGCAGTCATCAGCACTCCACGAACTCCCCGCATGTAGGAAAATATAAATTATGCCATTCAAAAAAGTGGTCGAACAACTAGCATATAAATTTTTACCTGAAACAGAAAGAGTGGTACCAATCCACGAGGTACCATCATATCGCCAAAACTGACCATCATGAGGTGAATTGTGCATACGGATTACAACAAAGAAAGGATGGTCATTAGAATCAACCGCTATGTTGCCTAATCGTAAATTATCACCAGTTTCCACAGTTTCTAAAGTCGAATAGGTGACAGGCAAAGTATAAGTTGTTCCATCTGACTTTTTCCAAGTACTTCCTCCATCATCTGACTTCATGTATCCCGCTTTTTTGCCTTTGTCCGCTGGAAGATCATAAAATAGCACGCCAACATGGAGAACATCGCTATTATCAATTGCTATTGAACAACTATAAGAAGGTATATAAACCGAGTCACCTTCTGCTAATTTGGTGGTAGTACTCCAAGAAGAACCATTATATTTTTGATAATACAAAGAGAGAGGACTCTCTTCAGTACTTCTATATATTAAATGCACATTATTGGAAGAATCTATTACAACCGACGGATAAGAGGGATAATTAGCTTGATTCGGTACAGCCTCTGCATCAGTCCAAGAAGATGCGTCATTAGGATTAGTGCTCTTTCGCCATTTCAAGGTTGTATGGTGACCATCATAAAAAACATAAAGATAACCGTTTGAATCAATTGCAAGAGCCGGTGTGCCATGATTATCATTCACGCTACCTAAACACACTTCATCGTCCCATTCGCCAGTATCGTGATGATAAGTCCTTACACAGGCTTTATAGCCACCACCCTCATATTTTAAATATCCAATGTGTGTTTTGTTACCGTATCGCACTATTTTATTAGCCATCTCATAGGCGGTAGCTCTTTCACTACCATTTGAAATACAATCAATATCCTGAAGTACACCACTCATATTATCAAAAAATTCAAATACATCATCACCGCTGCTGACAGATTCTGCGAAAGAACTACCGTAATAGCAGTAAATTTCTACATTCTCATCCAAATTGTCTTCAATTTTCACCCATGCTGTGATTGGGTCTTGATTTGGATCTTCTATCCAATACTTGAGAAGAGTAAGACCATCGTCTTTTGTGAAACGTATGTCATTAGGAAAGTTGTCACAGTGACCTTCCAAATGAAAATCTCCTCCTGAAGAGGAACCTATTTTGAGTTTAACCTGATACCCTGCACCAGCTCCACTCGAGCCAGAAATAGTAAGCCGTTTTCTATAAGAAAAACCTGGAAGCCAAGAAGCTTCGATAAAAAGAGTAGATGATGAAAGAGTATCCAGAACATCAGTGCAGCTTCTCTGTATGGGTCCACCACCAAAGGGTATGTCTACTAAAGAAACTACGTCAGTGCAAGTTAAATACTCAGTTTCTTCACTTCCAGCACTACTGAATGATGGTTGAGGGGAAACATATTTATAAATAAAAAGATGTGAAATATAAACGTCAGTCGTTCGAGTAGAAGATGCAGCTTGGATATATATTTTTCTATCATCACTATCGGTATAAGCGTAATTCTTATCGGTAGCGCTTCCAAGCAGGGTCCAGTCATCAGAATAAAAATAATAATCAATCTTATCTGAGTTTATCCGACAAATAATTTTTATACGATAATAATCAGACGTGCTCAAATTTCCGTAAATTTCATAGAGGGAACTTCCAACTCTGTATTTTGCATCATCTGTACTGGCTTGAGGGACATATAGCTGAGCAGCTCTTTGTGAATCGTCATATACCGTGATAACATTTTGTTTACTGCCATTATTAATAGTCCCTGTTTTAACTCTCGCTTGTACAACATAATCTGTAAACGATGGAAGGTTAGCAACAATTTTATTGCCATTAGCTGATCCAGTAATATGAGTATCATCAAGGGAAGTATCAAAAACTGTCCATTTTGAATCAAAGGTTGTTCCATCGAAGTCATCAAAAAAGTCAAAGGTGTCATCTCCATTACTCAAAGAACTCGCACCACTCTTGCCGTAATAGCAGTAAATTTCTACGTCGTCATCCAAGTTATCTTTAATTCTTACCCAAACAGAAATGGGATCTTGAGAAGGATCTTCTATCCAGTAATCTAAGAGGGTTATACCGTCGTCGTCTGTAAAACGAATATCATTGGGAAAATCTACACAGTGACCTTCTAAGTGAAAATCTCCACCCGACGATGAACCAATCGATAATTTAACTGGATAATTTTCTCCAGTTCCACTCGAACCAGAAATAGTTACTTTTTTCCTATATTGATAACCAGACAACCAACCCATATTAGAAGACTACGATGTTGAGAAAGAATTATTCACATTCGTCTTTTCTTGTTTTCCACACGGGATAATCTTCGTGACCCCAATGTTTTATCTTATCGAGAGGAAGAACCTCATGTTCACCTTGGTCACAATAGCACCAGGGGTTTTGAGGATAAGGATTCTTTGTGGACTTCCATAACCACCATGTTTTCCCTCCCCGTGCTGCTTCGCCTCTAAATGCTCTCAATATAAATCGTCCATCAAAGAATTTTTTATTTGGTTCAGGCAAGTCCTTATCTGGATAAAAGAAGAGTTCATGAACGTCCTCACGTTCCAAGCCCGTTTCTACTCTTCCTGTCCATATAGTTCCCATGTAAGCCCAAGTGTAGGGAAGAGAATTTGAAATATGAAAATTGGATACTGTATATGAATGGTCATCCTCTACTGTAAGATCATACTGAGTTATAGTCGCATTGTTTTTCTTTTCAAAAGCTTTAATGGGTAAGGAATATCCATGTTCTGTAAGTGTTCCTTTCTTGTGAGTCTGTCTGTTCTCGATCCACGTGAGAGTATAAAACTGAGTAGTTTTTGGACGACTGCTAATGCGAATATTTGGTTCTTTACCTAATCGTAATAGCATAAAGAATGCTTGACCAATAGCGTATCGAGAAGAATTTCCTATGCCAACTGAATGCTCTCCGTCTGAACCGTCAGCTTCTCTAAAGCCAGCAATATATTTTTCAAGCAATCGTAATGGATGATATATTACTTCACGAGGAAATATTTTAAATTTGTGTCGTTCTTTTTTCCACTCTGGATGATAGTAGCAATTTGCACTTAGCCATCTCGCCAATCCTCTATCTGTGAATCTAACTTCCCAATAGGAAATGTGATTATCTTCTTTGGGTCTACGATAATCTCGTCTTGGATAAACATGAGCCTCAATTCCGAACAGCTTTTCTGACAATTTGGCGTATTTTTCAGCTTCTTCTCTTGAAGCACAAGAAAAACTTATAGCCCCTTTATCCACATTTGTTACTGAACCATCTCCTATAAAATAGCCTATCCATTCTGCTAAATCTTCATTCCATCTAACTTTCTTTTTGTATCTGGGAGGAATTTCTAATTCCAAATCAGACGGCTCTATTTCTTCGACCGCTGGTTTTGCGAGATATAGTCTATCGTCCCGAGTAAATGAAGCGATGTCTTTGAGATCATTTTCGTTAATGAATATTTTATGATTCGTGAAGTTCACTGGGAAACCCTTGTAAGGTGAAAGCTTATAGCACCAATTCTGTTTCTCCTTCCTAATAACACGAAGCACTCGCTTAAATCGTCCCTTATGAGTATAAACCAAATCTCCCGGCTGAAGATGTTTAATGTATTCATATCCGTGATCCGTTAAGACGAGAGTATCTGCTGAAACACATCCCACTTCTCCAGGGCTAATCCAATAAGAAGTCTCATGTATTATAATCTTATTTATAAGCTTAGCTCCTTCCTTGTCTATAAGGAATTCCTTTATTTTGGACTTTGGCATCGTAGGCTTGGCAATCTCAACCTTGGGAATTACCTTAACCTTTTGGACGTTGGCAGGACCTTTTTGTTCTGGATTAAGTTGCCCAAGCATTCCTCTCACATAGGACTTCATATCACTTTCGGTAATTGTGCATTGAGGAAGGACTGAAACGCCGTTTAATTTCCATCTCAAGTCTTGATGGAGACTATGATGAAGAATCATTTCCTCAAAGGATATTTCACCTTTATCAAACGCTTCTTTATCCTCTGGTTTTATGCCCCTTATATGCCATTGTGAATTATGAGAAAATCCTAATGGTGTCATGTATGAGTGATCTTCCTCTACCTCTAAAGAACAAGCGTGAGTTTGTGTCCATATAGTAGAGTCTTTTGGAATCTTAATCCTTTCAATTTTCACAACCGTAACTGTAACATCGGCAAGAGGATTATCATAAATTTGTTTATCAATGTACTCAGTGTGCAAACTCTCTTCTGTCCACTCATAGTTTCGTGCACATTCATCACTACAAAACATAAAGTCTGTTTTTGCATTCCATGAAAGTGGAATCGGAACCCGACAATTGAGACAACGCTTGGGTGTTTTTGAAACAATCCTGTCACCAACCTTTAAGTCCTTTGCCTCTTTCCAACCTTCGGTTGTAAGGAAGGGATGATTTTCAGTTACCCGAATGTCATATTTGAGGTCCTTTATGTTATCAAACTGAAGATGAACCTTAATCCAATCATAAATGCCTTCAAACACGTCCTTTCGAGTGACTCGCATGAACCTACCCTTATGAGTCAAGACTCTCTCACCCGGATAAATTTTGTTCCAAGGCTTCCATCCACCTTCCGTGAGGACTTTAGTTCGAGGAGAAGCAAAGCACCAAGCTACTCCTCCTCTCTGGTCTTTATAATACTTCTTAGGCAAAGGTTTAAGAGGGTAATCCTTAACTATTCGAGAGTATTCTTCTTTTGGAAGAGGAATCATCCGTGATTTTTCTTCTTCTCGTTCTTTCAGTTGATGACCACAATAAGGACAATCAAACGGAATTGGAGAGTGTGGAACGTATATCCACCTTCCACAGTTAGGACAATTTATTTGTAAAGGAAGAGATAATTCATGCTTACCAGCAAATGGATACTCGCTATCTTCTAAATATTGAACTGGATTCCTAATAAAGTTTTGTGCACCTTGAGGGAGGTTAATCTTTAGAGGTTTCTTAAAATTGTGAACTCTTTTAACATAATAAGCGTAAAGGGGAAAGTTCCAATTCCAATTCTCAAACTCTTTTTTGGTTACTCTATGATATTTCTGGAGAGCCTTAAATTGCCCTTCTGTCTTAATTTCTTTTGGTTCTTTAACTTCTAATACACCATAAGCATATTTATTGTCACAGTAAAGGAATGGGACCCCTGCTATCTTAAATTTCCTATCCTTGAGAATTACTGTCTTGTGACCGTCATGAATAAGCTTAGCGTGTGGCGAGGGTAAATACATTCCTCTATTTGGAATGTGCAATCCTTTCGCGTGTCTATAATTGAGTTCCGACTCCACCAATTCGAGTAGAGTATTTACATTCTGAGTGTTTATGAGTTCACTCTTCATTTTGAACCTTCTTCAGTGCATTATAAAATTGAATTAGTCTTGAAGTGGGTAAGGACCTAATATATTCACAATACTTCTTTATCTCTGAAGGCAT